CTGATGGTACTTATGGTGTTTTAAATGGGTTAATTAAACGACGTGCCAGAGAGTTACAACTGATGAACTCTACGTTCCCAAGAGTTTATAACCCATTTCCCGAAGGATCTGGTAAAACTCCTACTAACTCATCTGAAACTACAGGCCCATGATTGACATTGAATCTCAGTTAAAAGATGACTTTAGGTTCTTTCTGACTGCTATATGGACACACTTAAACCTACCAGCTCCTACAAGAGCACAACTATGTATTGCTGAATATTTACAACATGGCCCAAAAAGACTCCAGATACAAGCGTTTAGGGGTGTGGGTAAGTCTTGGATTACTGCTGCATTTGTTCTTTGGACTTTATTCATTGACCCTGATAGAAAAGTTATGGTCGTCTCTGCTTCTAAAGATAGAGCAGACTCATTCTCAATCTTCTGTCAAAGACTAATCCTAGAGGTGCCTTGGTTGGCACACCTAAAACCCAAAAACGACGACCAAAGATGGTCACGTATATCGTTTGATGTGGGGCCAGCAGCCCCTCACCAAGCACCTAGCGTTAAGTCTGTAGGTATTACTGGTCAGTTGACTGGTAGCCGTGCAGACCTAATGGTACTAGATGATGTAGAAGTACCTAATAACTCCATGACGGAGCTCCAACGGGGTAAACTGTTACAGCTAGTTACAGAATGTGAATCTATACTTACACCTAAGAAAGACTCACGTATTATGTTTCTAGGCACACCACAGACTACCTTTACTATCTACAACAAACTAAGAGAAAGAAGCTATAGACCGTTTGTGTGGCCCGCAAGGTACCCACGTAAGGTTGCAATGTATGATGGTTTGTTAGCACCCCAGCTAGCAGACGACCTAGATACAGATGACTTGGCGTGGAAACCTACAGACACCAGATTTAAGGAAGCAGATTTACTAGAACGTGAGTCTTCTATGGGTAGGTCAAACTTTATGTTGCAGTTTATGTTAGACACTACACTGTCAGACAGAGAAAAGTTCCCACTTAAATTTGCAGACCTAATAGTTAATCCTATTAACCCTACACATGGCCCCGAAAACATTATTTGGTGCTCAGACCCTGATAACATTCTTAAAGATCTGCCTTGCGTTGGTCTTCCTGGGGATTATTATTACAAACCTATGCAAGTACAAGGGGAGTGGACTGAGTATTCCGAAACCATCTGCAGCGTCGATCCCAGCGGACGAGGTGCTGATGAGACAACCGCATGTTTTCTTAGCCAACTTAACGGTATAATATACCTACATGAAGTGTTTGCAACCAAAGACGGATATAGTGATAAAACTTTACTAACAATACTTAAGAAATGTAAGAAATATGGCGTGTCTACGCTGCTCATCGAGAGCAACTTTGGCGATGGTATTGTATCAGAGCTATTTAGAAAACATTGTCAAACGACAAAAACAAACATTAACATAGAGGAGACTAGAGCTAATGTCCGTAAAGAAGACCGTATTATTGACGCTCTCGAGCCTGTCTTTAATCAGCATAGGCTTGTGGTTGATCCAGCCGTCATTGAATGGGATTATGCTTCAAATGCTGATGAGGCGTCTGAAAATAGACACCAATATATGTTGGCTTACCAAATTAGCAGGATGTGCAGAGAAAAAGGTGCCGTTAGACACGATGATAGAATTGACTCCCTTGCCCAAGGAGTTAAATGGTTTACAGATGCCCTTGCCCTCTCAGCTGAAGTAGAGATACAAGACAGAAAAGACAACGAGTGGTTAGACCATTTAGAGGCTTGGATGGATGACCCTCAGAGCGAGGCTAACCATCTTGTGATGGGGATGAGTTTAGACCAAAAAAGAGAGGCCCGTGGAATCTCCAAACACCAGTTGGAGAGCTGGATTTAGAGCAACGTTACCATAATACACGGGGAAGTGGTGCTCCTCGTGGGTGGAAACAGCGGTCAAGGGGGGGCATTAGCCCCTCCAGTCCCCCGATTGCTGGAGCCAACATCTACACCACCCTCTAAGGTACCTAGTGCAGTACGTGGGTGTCTTACAGGGGTGTCTAGATTTTGGTAAAATTTTTCATACGCATACTCTACGTAGCCGCAGTCACGCTACCCCCGTGGGTGCCTTTTGTAACAGTGTGACAGTTTGTTAAGTGTCCATTGACAGATCCCAGTTTTTGTGGTACCTCTCGGGGGTAGTACATATGTACCACTATCGTCATTGAGTATATATACCTATTGACGTTAACCCCGTTTTGTGGTATGGGAGCCGCTCCTGGGTTCATGCGGGGATAATGAGTATAAATACCTATTGACTATTCTAGTTGGTGTATGCTTCCGCATCTGTAACGCTATATCTTGATTTATTAACAAATTGTAGACATATCTGGGGGGTGCTCTATATTAATAGTATAAATACTTACTATTAAATATGCTTATGAATTGAAGCCACGGAAACGCTATATATAGTGTAATTACTTTTACAGCTGGATATATAAGTTTTACTAATGTTTTGGCATTTAGTATAAGGGAAACTTATGTATAAATTGTAACAGTACAAATGTACTATATTACAAATTGTTACAGTAGTACAAATGTACTTAAGTATATATACCTACTGTAGTACATGCGTACTAGCCACCATCATCAGTTAGCCAAATATGATGATTTACTAACAAAAGGTTGACAAGGTGACAAGGTAGCGTTTATAATTAGATCAGCGGGCCACAAAAAAAGTCCACTACACTACAAGTCAGCATTTCAAAACAAATAGTTGACACACACCACACCTCATATATAATAGAGGTATCAAACAAATCAAACACGGGGGATCTAGCTTAGAACTAGATTACAGCTCAACCAATTAGTTAAACGGACAATATGCTACGGGCATACGTCACTGGCGATCAGGGAGCGTTACCTGACTCTTAGGAGTTTAAATCAAACTGTCGGGCTCGAGGGCCCAGGTTTCGAGAGGGACTGTGTGGGAATACAAACGGACGCTAAACAATTATTTACCATAGTCTGTTGCTAGCCAACTAGCCAAATGTCAGCATTTGATAAAATACCTTGACAGACTATTTCATGCGGTCTATAGTTAGTTCAGGCGGGTGCAATTCCTACCAACCGCTCAAATCCACCATCATCAAATCGTGTCTTATTCTCAACTATCACACAATGCACGTGAGATTGTTGCTAAGTTCACACTAGCCACCAGCCAAGAAGTACAGCTCGGCTGTGACTGGTATCCCTCAGCACTCAAAATCTCCGCCCGCATTGGCGAAAAGTATGGGCTCTCGGCTCAGGTTGTTGCTGGCGTCATCGCTGCCCTATCACCTAACAACCGTTGGGAGCGTAACATCATCGACGCAGAGAACGTCATCAAGGCGTGGCGGCATGGCGACGACGACGACGTGCTCGCAGTCAAAGTGTGTACGTACAAAACAATGCTAGCCAAGGCCCTGCAGATTCTCAATTCATCATCCTGCTACATCGTTGACATTCTCAACGGCCCCAAAATCATCGAGTTCTACAACTGTATCACCAACCCTGCCATGACTGACGTGTGCATCGACGGCCACGCCTACAGTGTGTGGTTCGGTCAACGTCTCACAGTCAGAAAGGTGCCAAACATTGGCAAAAAGCTACGGGCTACCATCAAGCAAGATTATCGTGACGCCACTGCGTTTATCAACGAGGAGCTATGCGAGCACTTCTACCCTGCGGACATCCAAGCTATCACATGGGTTACACACAAACGTATCTACGATGTATAGACAACTAACCTTCGAGCCTGTAATATGTGGGGCAGTCATGTCCTACAAAGGCATACTATCTGACCCTGCTATTGTTCTCACTCTCACATCCTTACACGAGAAAAACTATGACCTCTGCGAATCAGCCCACACCGACAGGTGGTTCTTCGACCCCGAGCAAGGACTCTCACAAACGGAGACGCCCTACGCTTAAGGAGACACAAGCCAGCCAACAGATACCGCCCGAGGTATGGAGGGCCATCCAATACTTAGAATATCG